GGCCGGCGTCTGCATTCTTAATAACCTCCGCATGAATATCCGCCAACAAATCCGCTTTCATCGCACCGGCGACCATAAACGCCCGGTCATGCGCACTGCCTTTAATGTCATCCCAGTGCTTTGTTGGCAGATCCAGCTTTTGCTTTAAAAAAGCGACCTGTTCGTCAAATGGCTGGTTAAACGTACCGTCGGCGCGTGCGTTAAATGCCAGTTGGGTAGGGGATAGATTTAGCGGCATACTTCAGCTCCGCGCAGTACCAGTAGGCTCATCTTAGTATTATCCACGCGAATCGTACCAACCTGGCCAATAGTGCCAAGCCTGCCCCATAAAGAGTGGCATACGCTAACCCTTCCAGACTGACAGTCAGATCAATCATGCCGCCTCCCTGACATCAAAACGCCCCGACAAATCCGAACAGGCAAACGCCAGCGCCATCACCTTCACCAGTTCGCCACTATCCAGATCGCCATAACTGTTCAACAAGTCAGCCTGGTAACTGTCCAGACTATCGGCGCTATCCAGCTTGGCACGCAGCACGCCCAGCCAATCGTTAAGCACCGGTGCGGCTTGGCTTGCCAACAAATCGGCCTGTGCCGTCACCGGCGAGTTGTCCACATCATTAACCGGCACTTCTGCCGCCAATGGTGAGACGCGATTTATCGCGTCTGCATTACCCTGCGCAGGCGCAGCCACGCCCAACACCGCCTCGCCCTCTTCCGGTTCCGGTATCTTCAGCTTTAAATTCACATAACTCACCGGTATCCTCACCCCGGCAGCTGCCAGTTTGGGCAGTGCGTCGGCATACAAGGCCAAATCCTCCGGCTCTTGGGTATCACTCACCCAGGTCGGGCAGCGGTGTTCGGCAAACAAGCCGTTGAGCATCGCGATTGGGTAAATCAAATAAGTGCTTAAGCTTTGATCCAGCTGCTGGGCATCATCGTCCCGTATGTCCAGGCGCACGGCATTATGCACATCGCCCAGACTGCGGTTGCCGTTGGCACCGATGGAACTGGTCAGCGTACCCCCTAAAATCGCTTTGCTTTGACTGGCCTCACACCAATCGATCATCACCTTAAAAGCATCGGCACTACCGGTGGCCATCACTTGCTGCAATTCCAGCTTCATCGAATCGGGGATAATACCGGCGGCATTATGGCCAATACTCAACACCGTATCCATCAAGGCGCGTTTTTCAGTGTCCGACGCCCCAGGCGGATATTGCCCCACCCGAATCGGCAACCCGTAAATCTCCAAAAACTCCGCCATATCCCGCACCGAATAATTCTTGTACAGATACGGCCAGGCCAGCACCCGATACAAACCGGTGCGGGCCAAATAGCCGGAGGTGGAGCGGTGGATATGGGGTATCCAACCAAACGGCTGCAACGGCACGCCGTACGCCGTACTCATATCACGCAACTGCAAGCTATTGCGGTCAGTCGGCGGGCAGGTAAACCACGATGGCGACCGGTGAATAATCTGCTGGGGTATCCACAAGCCGCTACGTGCGCCGGTCGTCTGTCCCCAGTCCAATTCCAAACAGGCATAACCATGGCCTATGGCATCCAGCATCGCCATGCGGACGGCGCCGACATCCAACTCGTCACGGATCAAGCCCTCCAGCAGCTTGGTGGCCTTTTTTTCAGTCGCGGTAGCGTCACGCGGGGGTTCCAAATGCCAATCCAGCTTTTTAACCGCCATCTTGCGCTTGCCCATCTCCGCGACAATATGGGCATCCTTGTCTTCCATATCCATAAACAGCTCGGCCTGCGCCATCAGATTGCCCTGTTCGGCTTGCTGTAAAATACCGGCTAAACTAGCAGGGGTCAGTCCGCGCGAGGGATGACCGTCAAACGCGCTATGTAGCAGGGCAGACTCAGGGTTATCAGTTTGCAGGGCCTTTACCCCTGCAGGGGTCAATTTTTCAGTAAACCAATCCATAAAACGCATTACCAGGCTCCAGCACTGTCGTGGTTAAAATCATCCCAGTAACGCGCGTCTTTACCGGGAATGGGGTTATATTCAATAATTTGCGCCTCCATCAAACTGGCAAAATACGCCAGCGCTTTCGAGATGGCACTGTCACCGTGGCGTTGATTGGGGCCGGTTTCAGTCTTGGTTTTGGGCAGGCGGATAATGCCGTTGATCACCTGCAAGGCACGCAGATCGTTCATTTGGTCGGCATCCGCCGGAATCGTCAACTTGCCGTCTTCAAAAGCCGCTTTTAGTTTGGGCATGTTTTCCAAATACCAGCTTTCCGACAACTTGATTTCCGAAATCCGCCCGGAACCGTAGCGGTGCCGCGCCTGTTCGGCCAGATACATACCGTTGCCGCCTGCATCCAAAGCCCCACCTATCAAGCGTGGCAAACGATCCACGATATAAAACAATACCTGTTCCTGTTGCTTAAAGGGGATATTGCGCAGCTCCACGCTAAACGGCACGGTTCTGTCCAGGTTCTGCTCAATGGCAATCGGGTCAATCACCGTCAAATCACCCAAGCGCCCAAAATCCTCACCAAAGGCGTGCATCAGTTTAGGGTTAAGCTTGTTCAGTTCCGGCAACAGGAACTCATCGCACCAATCCTTGATTTCGGCCTGGCGCAAATGCTCCGGCCATTCGTTAAAGGAGTTGTCTTTAGTCAAGCGAATAACGGGGTAACGGGTATCCATCCTCGCTTCAATCAGCACCCGGCTTAACGCCGCACCGCCTGACTGGCTGGGGATACAAAAATATTCTTCATCGGCCGCTTCCTTGCTGGGGGCATTGGCAATGGTCTTGGTGCGCCAGGCCAGTTCCGCCCCGAGGCTCCACGTTTTGCCCGTCACATAGCAAATACGCTTAAACACGCCATCCGCCAGCGCATCATCCAAGGTGATCCGGTGTACGCTGTACGGCTTGCGACCGGCTCTGGCATCGTCAACATACTGGTTATACTCATTGTCAACGCCGTTATGGGTGCTGATGATCCGCACCCGTGCGCCCCACATGGTCAACGCCATCGCAGCTTTTAACAAGCCATGCAAGGAGTCATGGAAGGCGGCTTCGTCAATCACGACATCGCCCTGCATACCCCGTAAATTCGAGGGACGCGACGACAACGCGGTAATTTTAAAACCCGAGTTCGGGAATCGGATGGTATAAGCGAGGATTTCCTTAGCGCCCGATTCGTCTTTGAACAAGGACTGGTCCACGCTGCCTGCCAGCTGGTTAAAGGCCTTGGCAAACAAAGCACAGGCGGCAATATACTCCAACGCCATCTCTTGACGACTGCCCACATAATAGACATTACGCCCGCCGCGTTTTTTAGGCTTTGATGCTGTGATGACATTACACGCCGCTTCCGCCCAGGTTAAGCCGGTACGCCGCGACTTTTCGGCAATCTTGACTTCCGACTCATCCTCAAACCACCGCGCCTGATAGCCCAGCAACACCGGCTCGTTGGCGGGGAAGTAATCACCGGTGTGCAATTCTTCAACGGGTTCGCTGGTGGTAGGTAAGCTAGTCTTAGTCATCATTTACCCAACAAAATACGTTTAATCGAGGCTTCCAGCTCGGCGCTGATGCCATCGTTCTTCAGTTCGTCCGTCAGTTCTTGTGCCGCTTCCGCGCGGGCTTCCAGGCGTATCCGTGCCGTGTGTTTCAACTGCCATTCCTTTTGCAAGGTGCTGGCGCGGGTCATATCCAGCACCGACTTGGACGCTTCCTTCAACAATGCCACGCGCTCAGCGGGGTTAGCCTCATCCAGATCCTGCAGGCACACCATCACGTCAAACAGTTCGGATTGCACCAGGCTAATCACTGCCGCCGAACGCAAGTCCGAATCATCCGGTGCCGCATCGGCAATCATCCTCGCCGCTTCGGTGCTGTTACGCACCGCTTGGATGCGGCGCTTGAGCTTGGCCCCGTGCCGGTAGGCTGCACTGCGCGACAGTTCAAAGCCGTTTTCTGTCAGCCAGATAACCAGACCGTCATAATCGGTAAAGTTGCGCCGGATCAGTTCGCGCTCAAACGCAGCACGGTCTTCAGGCCTCCAGCCGTCCACTTGCGCGGGATTAGACATCGAAATACTTCGCCGGACGGGCAATGCCAGGCTCTACCACTACGGTGTACTCGACAATATCCACGCCATACCGTGCAAGCTCGATAAACCAGCGGCCATCGGGGCGCTTGTCGATAGTAACCAGATCACGCCCGTGCAAATATTCACACTCGCGGCGTATCTCGTTTTGGGTGGCATCCGGGTATTCGGCCTGAATCACCGACAAGACAATGCGCTCATAAGCGCCGATCGGCCTCGCGTTGTTCAGGGTCAACAGGGTTTGCCAACGTATGTTCTCGCGGCGTATCTTTGCCATATCAGCCATGGTGGGCTCCTTTTAAAAATAAATTTTCAATGCGTATCGCCAAACCGTCCATCTTGGCTTCCAATACGCTTTGGATACGGAGATGATCCTCTTTGCGCACATAATTCTCTGCTAATTCTATTTTCATCTGCATGATGTCCCGCTCCACCCGTTGCCAGCCCTTGGCCTCTTCGATGGCGGCTTGTTCCAGTGCCAACAACTGGCTGTCCCAACGTTGTTGCGCAGTTAGCCTGCCCGCCTCCATGGTCAAAAACTTCTCGTCCAGGCGTTTTTCAAACTGCCCGATCAACGCCTTACTGGCGGCAATGACCAAGGATACCAGCATGCCCAACAAGGCACTGGCGACCCCCAATAACTGCCATATATCCACTGCAATGGTCATAATTATCTACGCGTATTCGTGGTTGAATTACTTAGCATGAACGCCCTTAAATTTCTCAAAGGTGCGCATCCCGACCAAGCCCAACAAGGCCAGCAAAATTTGCAGGGTTATTTCAGTATCAAGCACCGGAAACACGCCCAGATAAGCAAAGCCCACCGTCGCCACAAACCGGGCTAGCGGCTCCAGTAGGGCCGCGTAGGCCAAACCGGCCGCACACACCCAGCCCACCATTGGCCGCCAACCTGACACCAACAACGACGATGATCCCGCCTCAATCTTGTTCACCTCAAGCTGTGCCAATTGGTTCGCCCATTCGGCCTGCAGCTGCAAGGTCAACTGTGCCAGCCTGTCCTTTTCCACTTCCGTGGCATCCGGCCAAATCCGCTTGACCACCGTATCCACCAGCGTCGCCCCTGCGGCGATGGCATCATCTATGCCTATCATTCCCCATGCTCCCGTAAAAACTTCATAAATGCGCGGTGCGAAGAACACAGCATTAGCTCAAATACTGACTTACGACCGTGGGCTTTTAATACCTGCAAGTCAGTTTCTAAGCGCTGACAGGATCTCTTGTTATATGTTTGCTTGATTTCTTCAATGTCCAGGCGTTCTTCTATCTGACTACATAACTCAACCGAGTCGCCGATACGCTGTTGTAACTGTGTGTGTTTATTCATCATCATGCCTGCTATTAGATAAGTAGGGCTTAGGGGTCTGGCTCTTCTAAACAACGGCCCTGACCCCTAACGCCTGTTTTAATCGTTAACCGATAGCGGTCTTAGGTTTTACTGGCAGTCTCTGTATCAGTAGCCGCAACCGCATCCGGTGCCAACTCGGTGATCTGCAACTCAAAATGGTCGGCTTCGGTCGCCCCGTCATAGACTTCAAAGTAAAAAAACTGACTCAGTGTCCTAATGCCGTCACCCAGATCGGTATCACCGCTCACCGTCAAGGAGGCAGAACCCACGCCCACTACGTCGACATGAAACTTGCCATCGCCCAGAGGCGTCACCTGCAACACCGCGGGATTTGACGAAACCACGGCAATCGCGCCGTCCAGTGCGGCATTAAGGCCTGTCACCGCCAAGGCAACCAGAGAAACAACAAACCAGGAAGTTAACGAACTAATTTTTTTAATCATAAAAGGATTTGCAAAAAAGACGAATGAACTGCTTTCGCACCGTAATAACGGCTTACGCAAGCAGGTGGTTTTTTTTCCGGAGCCTCCAACAAGAAAGAACTCCAGAAAAAACAGGGCGGCGCCTAATAGCACCAAAGTTAACAGCACATCGGCTAGCATGGTGTCTCAAACAAAGCCCGTTCCTCCGCTCGGCGGGTCACCAAGCCGGGCAGTTTGGCCGTAACACCGTTAACCGTCGCAAACGCCCAGCGGCCAAACTCACCCGCAGCCCCAGCAACATCACCGGCCTTAAGCTTGGCTCGCAGAGTTGATTTTGCATAATTGCCCTGGCCTATGTTAAAGACCAGGCTCACCAGCGCATCATACTGGTTGGGCGTTAATTCGGGATGGATGGAATTGATAAATTCGGCCACGCGTTGGCTATCGTTGCGCAACAAGGTCTCAGCCTGATCGGGGTTGATAAACAAACCGGCAACCGCCTCCGGCGTTAAGTGCCGGCGCCTCTGGCAAGCATCAATGCACGCTTGCAGTCGGTGGCTGTCAAACGCCTTGAAAAATTTATAATCAAACGGCGCACCGAGAACATGGCCGAAACCAATGGTCAGCTTGTTGGCCGGGCATAAATACGCCCGCAACTCCAAGCCTTCAAAGCGTTTGA